TTTACTTTTTGAGCTTTCTAAAAAGTTTTTGGCTTTTGCAACCTCTTCTTTTATTGCGAGTTTCTTTTTGCGGATATCTCGCTCCTCATCTAATTCTTCATCATATGAAAAAGAATCTTCCATGAGGAAGTTTACTTCTTCAATGTTTAAATGCGGTTTTGTCTGTTTATAGTATTCTCTTAACAATGTGTTATTGTCAACATTAGAATAATCAGCATTAAGCCGCACGTAATCTTCTATGCTTCCACCTGTCTCTTCCATAAAAGAAACAAGCTTTTCAATATTTTCTGGTAAAGGCTTACCTGTTTCTTCAGCTTGCTTTTTAGCTTCTTTAACTTCTTGCTTTACTTCTTTAACTTCTTCAGCTACCTCTTCATCAGTTATTTCTTCAAGAACTGGCTTTTCATCTTGAACGGGTTCCCGTACCTCTTCAACCACTTCTTCGCTACTTGCACTGTCTTTTGATTCTTCGACAGCAACATCGCTTGCATTTGTTTCTCCGATTTGAATGGCATCTTCTTCTTTTTTATCTTCTGCAGGTACAACTACTTTAGTTACCTCTTCTTTTTTTATTTCATCTTTAGGCTCAGATATTGTAACTTTTTTAACACCATCTTTGGCGTCTATATTTTTACCTAAATTTTTTGGCTTAGACTTTTTAATTTTAAAGTCGCCTTCTTGCTTTACTTCTGTTGACATAATATAATATAATTAAATAAATAAAAGATTTATTTAGGCCCTAACGAACCTAAATCAAATCCACTTAAATCATCATTACCATCTGACTCAAAGTTAATAGGTAATAAATCATTTTTTCTTTGGTCAATCATTTCTGATTGCTGTGTTCCTTGTATTCTTGTTCTTTGATCTTTACGATCTTCTATTTCTTTTTCTCTCTTTGTTTCAACACCAGCTCTAGTTTTTGCTAACTGCATTTGATAGTTAAACTCTTCAGCCATAAGCTCTCTTTTTATTTGAGCTTCATTTTGCATCCGCTGTATTTCAAACTGAGATTTAGCTTGTTCAATACTTACTTTTTCTTGAGTTAAAGCCTGTTGCTTTTGTACTTCAGCCATAGCGGCTGCTTCTGAAGCTTGTGCGTTTGCTTGAGCTTGAGCTTGTATGTTTTGTTGCGTGGCGGCTTGCTCTCTTTGTAGCTTTTGAGATTGTCTAAGCTTTAAGTATTGATTAGCTAACTTTATATTGTTTATTTCTCTAATATCTATAGCGTCTGATAAAGCTATAGCTCCAGACTTTAAAGCTACCTGAACATTTTGTTCAAGTTTTGCTTTTTCTTCTTCTTCAGGTTCAAGTTCTAAATAAATACCAAAATCATGTATTTGTAAATTCATTAACTCTTCCAACGTTCTTGTATTAAAAGTACTTATAGAGTTCATTAAAGCGTTTCTATTTAAAGGATGCTTTATAATATCAGCAGTTTTTAAACTTATATTTTCACAAGTTCTCAAACCTATATACAACAATGAATCTATTAAGTGCCTAGTGGCAACGTTAGAAGCATTTGCAGCCATTTTTTGCAAACCAACTAACGAGTCTTTATTTGGCATACTACCGTCTCTAGCTTCGTTTAATCCAGTAACGTCGCGTATCATTTGTAAATAATATTGATACGTTCCTATTAAGCTTTGAATTTTAGCTTGACCAGATGATGATGTTAATTCTGAAACAGGCACTTTACCTGGGTTCATACCACCTTCTTGAGTAAGCGATCTACCAACTATAGAACCTGTTTGGAAATACATGTTTAAAGCTTCAGCTGGGTTGTAGTTTGTTCCATTACCTAAATCAACTTCTGCTAAACCATCCATGTCTAAGAAAACGCCATCAGGTACTAACCTAGACATTACTTGCTGTAGCTTTAAATGTGTAAGCTGTATCATATCAGCAAATCCAGTTATTTTACCTACTAATGATTCAATGCGACCTTTATAAATTCTAGGTGCAGAAATACAATAGTTCATTTTAACTTTAGTAGTATCAGCATAAGGCCTAGTCATATTTTCAGCAAGCTTCCACTCTAACATGTAGTTATTACCTAAAACTTTAGCACCAGTGTATAATACTTCAATTGTTCTAGTTACAACATCATAATTATCGCTAGGTGGTGGATTAAAGCCGTCAGGCTTTATTAAAGCTTTTTCAAGACCTTGATCTGTTTTCTTTATTTTAAACACTTGATTATGATATGTCTTGTATTCAAAGTACATTACCTGTACTGTGTTTTCATCATAATTACCCCAACCTGTTATATATTGAGAATTACCAGGCATTTTTTGTATCCTTAATAATTCTTCTTCTGGGATATCAGGATATTGTTTTTTTAATTCAGGTATTGTAATAGATTTTACTTCACCAACATAATATATGTTTTCAAAATTAGGATCTTCAGTATAAGAATAAACCATATAAGAAGGATCTACATAGTCTATTGTTATTCCTTCAGTTTTATTAAAATTAGTTTTACAAGCTCCTATACCTAATACTGTTAAATCGTAAGCTAATCTCCGCTTGGTTTCGTTGTATTTGTTTTTTGCTAAAACATTATTAATAACTTCTTCTTCTGCAATTTCAACTTGTTGCTTAAAGTTCATTTGCATATAAAGATCTAATTCTTCTTTACTTGCTGGTAAAGCCTCTGGATTTGTAGTGTTAAATAAATCTATACCAAGTTCCTTAAACTCTGTTAATACCTGCTTTGAATTTATATCTCTTAATAAAGCTTGAGAGTATTTACTTTTTTCTTGTGTAGAATAAGGGTCTTGTGCAACTGTACTTATTTCATAGTCTTTATCAGACATACCGTTTACTACTATATCTACAAATTTAGATATAACATTAACAGGTTTCCAGTCTAAGTTTAAATAAGATAAGTCACCATTTATTGACATTTCATCTTTATACTTAGCTATTGATTGTTCTCCTCTTGCATATAACCTTAATTGATGAAAATTACTATAAGCTTGTGCGTATCTGTTCCCTGATCTTCCTTCTTGAAACCACTCTCCTTCTATAGCTCTACCTACTTGAATACCATAGTCTAAGCTTGCTTTTTCTTCATCACTAACCACTTGGCTAGGAAAAGAGCTATTTGTATTAGTTTCGATCCTCATTTATTTAAGTATTTTTGAAATGTTTCCACTATTGTTATATCGTTTAATCCCTAAATCTATAGACTTGCGTTCTTGTTTTGCAATAGGTATATATCTGTTTTTATTACAAGCCATTAATGCTAATCCAGAACTTATAGATGCATCATGCTTTGTTCTATTATTAACATTAAACTTAGCCCAATCATTTAAGGTTCTTTGAAAATACATATCTCCGTATCCAGTTTCCAGTATACCAACATGTGTATTTATATATGTTTCTATAGCAGCTGCGTGAGCTTGCTTAATATCTTCGCTGGTATTTGGTATACCACCTATTTCTCTCTCTGTGGCTGATAGTTTGTTCCAAACTTTATCTGGCCTGTTCATTGAGTAACCTCTATAACCTCTTCTTTTAAAATGATATAAAAGTCTTGGTTTGTTATTCTCTGCTAATATAGGCATACCGTAAAAAATACAAGCCATTAAAACGTCTTCAAAGAATATTTCTGCAGTTTGTGGTCTAGCTATGTATTCTAAAAAAAACTGATTAGGCGGTGCATCTTCCATACTAAACTTAGTAAGTCCGTGTAAAGCTCCATTAGAACCTCTACCGTCTACAGTTCCTGATATGTCATAGCTGTCACAACCAAAAGCTCCCATGTGCTCATTACCAGGGTGTTTGCTACCGTTTTTTACAATTACTCTATTTTGCAAATGTACAGGCGGTACCCATGATATGTTAAACCTTCCGTCTTTGTTAGGAACAAAAATTACTCTTGTGTCTTTAGTGGCGTTCTCCCACTGAAAGCTTCCAATTGTTACAAGAGACTTGTTGTTTAAGTCTACATTGTAATCTATTTGCTCGTATATTTTAGTTAGGTTAAATAAAGACTCTTTTGCCTCATCTCTAAAAGCGTGTTCCTCTGTTCTTGGAAACTGCCTATAATATTCGTTTAGCCCGTCTTGATCTTGTTTTAATCCTTCTACTTCATTGTTCCAATGATCTATAACACCTTGATTTATATACTCTCCAAATACATCTTGTATTTCTTCTTCTGGTGTGTCAAATACTGGGTGACCGTATTTATCTATAAAACCTTCATAGTTCCACTCCATTGGTATAAACAAAGAATACAAGCCTGAGCTTGTTTGACCATTAGCATTTCTTTTTTCTA